AATAAACATCATACTGAATTGGAGGATAACGACGAAAAACTTATTGCTTACCTTGCGAAACACGGTCATTGGACACCCTTCGGGCATCCCCAGATTCAATTTAGAATATCTGCTCCTATATTTGTGGCGAGGCAGTTAACCAAGCATCAGGTAGGATTAGTTTGGAATGAGGTAAGTAGACGATATGTAGATTCCAGACCATCCTTTTATATCACAGACAAATGGCGTAGCAAGGCAACAGACAAAAAACAGGGGTCTGGAGATAACTTAATTCCCCTTGATGGATGGGACTATGATTATATTCAAAAAGCGCATGTAACTGCGATAGACGCATATTCTCATTTACTTAAGAAAGGAGTAGCTCCAGAACAAGCTAGAATGGTGTTGCCCCAATCCATGTATACTGAATGGTATTGGACAGGAAGTTTAGCCGCCTTTGCTAGAGTTTGTAAATTAAGATTGTCTGAAGACTCTCAATACGAAACACGTCAAATAGCACAAAAGATTGCAAAAATAACAGAACCAAAATTTCCAATAAGTTGGAAGTATTTAGTTAATTGTGAATGGATATAGTCAATGTTTTGGAGAAAGGACTTTTGGGTTATCTTCGCTTCCGTTTCCATCTTCCATTTAGTTGAAGATTTGTTTTTGGCGTTTGTAGCTAGATTTACTCATATTCCCATACTTTTGATTGTATTAGGAGTTTTATTGTGGTCATTGATAACGACCATGTTTATCCACTCCAAAATAATAAAAAAGATGTGGATGGTAACAAAGCTTCCTAGAAACAGATTCAAAAGAAAATAAAGAAAATTCGATAGTAGCCCTAGATAGAATGTTAGCATTAGTTTAAGGAGGCGAGAAAGTGGACATAAGAGAGTGGATAAGTGATCATAATGAAGAAGCACTGATGGCAGATGGTTTTGAAGATGCTATTATAGGTATGTGTGAACGTTTTGGTAGTGAGCCAGTAGTTGCATATGATAGAGACAAGTGTATAGACATACTAGCCAAGGAATTTTCTGAGGACAATGACGATCCAGAAAGAGATGCTTATGAAGAAGCAGAAGATTATTTTGGATATAATGTTATAGGTTCTTATGTTGGTGAACATACACCTGTTTTCGTATCATTAGTTCCTTGGGATGACATAAACGAATGAAGGTGGAAATTGGCGAATCTAGTAATGCAGTTTTTAAAGCAGGACAGGATTCTAAGTTCATCTATAATAATATAACAGTAGAAGCGGATGGGGTTAGTAAATATAAAGTGTGTATAAGTTATGGTGACGAGGACACCGTGTACTGTAAAGTACCTAGTGTATATATATTACTACTTTTTTTAGAGAGCTTAACGAGTAAGCGTCCGTTGTTCATTCCTGCAGGCTATGGGGAGACCAATCAGGGCATTATGAACTGTTAGATAAGAAACTGACGGTGCATAATTGGAAAACTGCTGTTATATAGTATAATATAATAATGTTAGTTAGGAGTATTGAAATGCCTATTGATGAAATCATCAAAAGAATATCTGATTCTATTTTAAAAGGAATCGAAAAAGATTCAAAAGAATGGGCAACCGATATGGAAACAAAGTATCCTAAGTGGAAGGGATCAAGAATTCTAAAAAAAGATGAAAACTCAGTAACTTTTGGTTTCGATAACGATCATGCTGATAAACTTCAAGTAGGATCACCTGCCAAACCTGTAACAGGTATATATACACACAGGGTTAAGAGTCATAATCGAAAACAAGGAAGATCAAAACAAAGGGTTAGGCAACATAATAAAGTATATAAGAATCATATACCAGTAAAGTTACCTGATGGGCAGTGGAGAATGGTAAGTAAGATACCAGAGGTTAAAGCTACACAACCTATCTCCAAATCGGTTATGAAACGATTGACAGGAAAAGCAGGGGAGACATTGCTTGCAGATGCAATTAAACAAGAATTTGAAAGTGGATAAGAAAAGCTTAGAAGGGAGTATACAATGGATGATTTACAAGTAACAAAGGCTCAAGAGTATATTATTGCTCGTCATTCTCGTATGGTAGGTAAAGTATTAGATTTAATAGAGGCAACAATACCAGAAGGTAATCAGTGTGAACGTTTTAAAAAGCTAGTTCAGATGCCTTTATATGATTACAGAAACGAAGTTTTAAGGCTGACAACTGGCGAGTCAATGGAAATTGATGAATCTAGTTAGGATTTTATGTTCATGATAGTATAATAAAACAAGGCAAAATTATAATATGTTGCCGAAATTATAGTATAATTTCCCAAATAGTCGGAGGTGGCTAAGACCAACTGTTAGGGGCATTGCACAAAATAGGAGGAAACTTTATGGCAGATGAGCTTATAACAAAGGTTGAAAAGCAAATGGAGGGTACTAATCTCGCATTAGCCGCCGTAGCAGAAGTCTTGCAAAAGATGGATGCCCGATTTTCTAATGATGAGGAAGCAGAGATAAGGAAGGAAGAGCAGGATGCAGCCCATGAAGAGAGGATGTCTCTTGTAAAAGACATCGCTTCAGAGGTAGTAGGTATTTTGAAACAGGGTGGTATGGATGTAGATGGGACTAAAGTACGCAGTGCTGGCAAAATTGGGAAACCAAGCAGTGCTGATGATTCTGAAAAACCCGCCAGTATATCAAGTAACATTGCTGACCAACAAGCCACTATACAGGCTATGAGAAAGCAAGAAGAGGAAGAAGAAGACACGGATGAAGAAGACTTCCCACCAAAGGGTGGATACATGAAGACTCATGTTCCCGGTCATGAAGATGACGAAGAGGAAGATGTAGAAAAAGAGGGTGCTGATGAGTATCCTGAAGAAGAAGATGAGCCAGAAGAAGAAGAGAAGTCGATGAGGAAAGAGTTGCGAGCTTTGAAGAAACAACTTGCGTCAGTCAATTCCAATATGGAAAAGACAATTGCTAAGGAAGCTGAGAGCCGCCTTCGCAAGATGGGCTTCAGAGAAGAGAATGGACTACAGAGACCACAACGTATTGAGACTCCTCTAGGAGTTGACGGTTCTACACCTCTATTAAAGAACAAGAGTAATGTAGATACCATTGATCAACTAACAGGAATGTCTTATAAACAGCTTCGTGATTTACAACACCAAATAGAAACTGGTAATACTGATGGAGTTCCAAAGGAACTTCTTAATTAATATGAATAACTTAAATTTAAATAGGAGGAAATAGCATGGCTAATCCATCACTTAGTGAATATTTAGCCCAATCGCAGCGTGGATTGTATCAGTCAGTATTCGGCCCTGAATACTTAATGAAGCAGACCTACTTTACCGTAGATACTGCCACTGGTATATTCAACACTACTTATGGGCGCAAGGTATGGCAAGCCCTGAACAACCAAACACGATTCTTCAATGCCATTCCCAGAACAGTCTGGGGAAATACGGCTGGTTGGCGTGTTAGAACGGACAGGGGTTCGGGACGATCACGACCTGTGACAGAGACTGGTTCTCTTCCAACAATAGATATTTCCAACATAGAGACCGTATCGAGTTTACCTCGTGTGATCTCAACGACCTTTGGAGCATCCGTGAAGTCAGTCTTCACTGCCCAACTAGAAGGCGGTGTTGGGGATGTGCTAGCGTTAGAGAACGAGAATGCGCAGCTTGATCATGTAAAGGAAATTAACGAGGAACTTCTTGCAGGTTCCGCATATCTAGTATCTGCTGGTGCGGCGACAACATTCACCGTTCCTGCAGCAATAGCAAAACATTTTAAAGTCGGTGACGCTGTTGGAATGAACAACGTCGGTACTGGATTCGACAGGACTTCTGGTTCTGTTGTATCAGCAGTTAACACCTCTACTGGTGTAGTAACTGTCGCTAGTGGTACTGCTTATGCCGATGGAGACGTAGCATTTATCTACAGTCGTGCTGGTCTCACCTCAATTGACGACATCGTTGCTGAAGACGGTGCAGTAATTGGTGGTGCTTCTGGTGGAGCCAACGTTAGGGCTTATGATCTAACTCAGGCTGGACGAACTGCTGGTGGATGGAACGCTGGTGGTTATGTATCCCATAACTCAGGTGTGGGACGAGACTTGTCTCTTACATTAATTGACACAGCTATTCAAAAGATCAGAGAGAATGGTGGAGAACCTAAACTGATTCTTCTTGGACATGACCAATACTTCAAACTAGAGAGACTTTTGAACTCTAACCAGAGGTATATGGGACAAGAAGAGTATCAGGTAGGCGTAGGTTCAGAGCGAACTTTCCCCGGTACTCGAACTGGTCTAGTGTTGGCTACGTATCAAGGAATTCCAATTCTTCCAGATGCAGATGTGCCGAAGTCGGTTTCAACTGCAGATGCAGTATTGGGAAGCAATGTATATGTTTTGGATACAGATTATCTTGAAATCGCAGTTGCTCAACCTACTCAGTATGTTGAGAACCGTGACTACTTTGCAGCTAATGCATTAGTGGTTCGTGGTTTGCTATATACCATGGCAGAAATGCGTTGCAAGAACATCTTTGTTCAAGCAAAAATTGCTGACTTAAACGCTTAAATAGACCTTGTATGTGGGGTGTAGGAAATCTTACACCTCTCATACACTCAATAAAACTTTTTACACATCTAAATTTTATAACGGAGGAATAAAGACATGGTAAAGCATTCTTTTGCGATGACAGATGTAACTGGTGATACTAGAGGGTTAGCTCGTGTCTCATATGGTTACGATTGGAATTATTTTGCTGATGATGAAACAATCATTTTTGGTTCAGATTCTGATGCCACACTTACATGGGATGGAGATTCTCTGAATGTAACATCCGCTGCTACTGAAGTTTCTGGGACTATTTCTATTGCTGGTGCTACCAGCTTGGCAACTACAGCCCAGATGACCGCAGGAACTGGCATCACTACAGGAACAGGGACTTTGTATAAAGCTTCCGTTGTTACCGTAGGTAATATTATAGAAACAACCATTGCCATAGACTTAACTGGTCTAAACTCTGGTGACGCAGTCAATGATATAATTGGTAAAGCAGCAACAGCTAACTGTCATATTGGGCAGATTACGGCTGCTATAAACGGAACTATTCTTTCTGCCTATATGCAGTGTTTGGAAACACCCGCAGGTGGGGAACCTGACATTGATGTGTACTCTGCTACAGTAGCTACAGGAACTGAGGAAACATTAATAACTGCCTTGACAGAGACAGCCTTATTGGCTGCTGGTGCTGACTGGACAAACATTCTTCCTGCAAAGGGCTTCACTGTTGTGCCTCCTGCAGACGGATATTTGTACCTGACAGGCAGTCAAGCTACAAATGATATATACACAGCTGGAAAATTTTTAATTAAACTTTTCGGATATGCCGCATAATAAATAAGGAAGAGCAAGATGTTAGATAGCCATTCCCTGTTTAGATAGGGGATGGCTACTAAATAATAACTTTGTAAAGGGAGTTAGTAATGGCCTCTAAAAAATATAAAGAGACTCTTACAATAGATTTAGCCGTCTATATGGAACGATTAGACACATATATTTCAACACAGAACAGTTTAAATGAAACTTTATGTAGAGGCTTAGATAAGGTAAATGATGAGTTAGAAGACTTAAGGACATGGAGAAGCAAGATGTATGGAGCAAAAGCCATGGCAGTCTTCACAGGAATTCTATTTGCTCACGCTACAGTGGTATTGGGAGCAGTACTAGGAATAATACGATTAAGATTGGGAGTGTAATTTATGGCAAATGAAAGACATACTGATGCGAGGGGTTGGGAAATAGATTTTTCTACTCGACAAGCTCTCCATCCTTATACGAGATATTCGCCTTTTAGGGCAGCGACTTCAACCACGGTATCCACACTATTCACAGTTAGTAGAGGTGAAACAGCCACAAACTGGGTAACTAATCCTAGAGTTGAAGCTACTGATGTTACAATGTTTACCGCAACAGGGTCAGCGATTTCTAGAAGTACTGCACAGCAAGCTTTAGGTGCGGCATCTATATTAGTAAATCCTGCAAACTCAGCAGCAGACGAAGGTGTTTATTGGGATTCACCGACAATACCTTTTAATATTAACCCTCAACATTTATCTATTCAAGTAGAACATAGGGGAGCTTCTGCTTCAGGAGCCGTAACCCTTGAGATAATGGATTCATCAGGAGCCATACTTGCGACATCTGGAACTTCTAGCTTAGCAACCTCTTGGACTAGACTTACTGCTCAGTACACGATTCCCGGAAGTACTACTGCTGCAGCATATAGACTATCTATAACTACTACTGCTCAACACAACATAAATTTTTATGTCGATAAAATCATGTTTGAAGTAAGGGAAGACACTGTTGCAGTATCTACTTATGTAGACGGTGATAGTGGAATAAATTACGAGTGGACAGGAACGGCTAGTGCATCCACTTCAATTAAAAAACCGGGATTAGCCCTCATTAAAGGGATAACATTAAGGAATGAGTCTG